GAAAATTAATTCCAGTCAACGACGACAATATTGATAAAACTTTGAAAGATGCGGAACGAAAAGAATTTGCGCAAAATGTTAAAGAAGCCAAGACTGCCGTAAAAACAACTCGCGCTTTAATAGACATGCTTCGTCAAAAAGTAAACGAGAAGGCCACGCGCTCGATGTTAGGTTCCAAACGCCTTGATGTTGTACAGGCGAATCTGCAGGCGGCACAGGAAGAAACAGATCGATTCGAGGATATTTTAAACGAAAATTCGAAGGCATCGATTCGTTCTGCGGTTGCGATTTCTGCAATGGGCACAGATGTAGGCGAAACAGTTAAAGGTTTTATTAGAGAATCTGCTCAATTGATGCGAGTAGACATTCCAGCCCGCGATGAAGCCGCACTTCAAACTGCAGCGGATAAAAACTACGGTGTGTCGGGAGACAAATACGACGTGGAGTCTGTTTATGACCAATTATAAAAAACCCTCTCGCGATCGGATCATCAAGTGCACATGTGGTGCGGGCGATGCTGAAACTTTAAGAGTTTTGCGTGCGACTTCGCTGGCAGACGCAAGCGAGTCTGAGTTCAATGAAATCGTTGGCGCCGTTAACAAGGCAGGCGGAATCGTTAAAACGACTGGTCTGTGGCGGATGCTGATCTCGAAGGCAATCCAACAACATCAAGACGGGGTCGCAAAAGGCGATTATGTTGGGCACCCATTCCGTGGTAATCAACACACAGATGCGTCAGGCGCGTCGCAAGGTGGGGCTGGTGGGCCAAGAAGCGGTAAGCCGTCCAGAATCCAGTCGCGACAGGGCACATCGGAGATTGAAGAGTTAAATGCACAACTTGATCTAATTGGCGACCGAAAACTTATGTTTGATGGCCTGCTTGAGATCACACGCGGAGATCTGCGGGCTGACGCGAATCCGCAGTCCTCAGATTTTCGTCAACCACTTGGGACATTGCAGCAAGCCGAAAAAGCAGGCATCGACACCCCCGAGGGGCGAAAACTTTTGGAGCGTGCCCGAGACGAATTTGAGGACAAAAACCATCACGCACACGCGCAGGCCGTTCAAAACGTGTTGCGCGCGAAAGGGCCAGCCACGACTGCGTCTAGTGATAATTCAAAGAAGGTCGGGGTGGCAACCGACTACGTCTTGTCTCAAATTCAGATGATTATGGAAAGCGACGAGGACGATCTTAAAGATGACGAGGCTGGCATGGATAATTTGCGACGTGCTGCTGAGAGCGATGAGCAACAGGCTGTTCAGAACGCGGAAATGTTGCGTGAGAGCCCTGATGGTGCTTCCTCGGCTAAAGAAATCAAAGCCGCATCGAGGCGCGCGCAAGCCAAAGCCGATCTGGCCGAGGCCCTAAATGAAACCCAAAAAGATATTGCGGAAGCCCGAAAAGTTCTTGCCGCGACCCGCGCGAAAGCCGACAAAGAATCTGATCCGCGCAAGGTGGGCGGGGTTTTGAGTAGCGGTGTTCGACGGGCGATCGGGATTCTTGAAGCACGGCGCCAAAACTTGCAACTTGAATCAGAAGCCGCTCGCGCCAATGATAAAGCAGGACGCGGAGGCGGAACGGGGGTTCAATACGGATTGCCTCTGTCGGCGTTACAAGATCGAATTTCGAGTCTACGAGAGATAGATGCAGATAGCAGAAGGTTTAACGCTTCGGTCGACGAATTAATGAGCGACGAAGTTTTTGCTGAAATCCTCGAAGATCAGTCGTAGCGTTTTAATAACCGACGTTTAGTTGCGGGTTCTGTTTCGTCTATTACTATTAGTTTTTCATGGGAGCGCGCAAGATGGTGAAACTCAAAGTCGATGAGACTTCGGGCGTAGATCATCCAGCGCATCTCGAAGAAGGTTGGATCGTCATAAAAAGCAAGGGAGCACCTGTGGCTAAGGAACCGAACGTAGAAATCGAGATCGGCGAAGAAGAAGACGAAGCGATGAAGGCCATGCAAGAAGCCGACGAAATGGAAAAAGAGGACGATAAAGAAGAAGTTGATTTTGAGGCCATGTTCGCGAAAATGAAGGAAGAGCGCGACATGTTTAAAGGCAAATACGAGGCCTACGAAAAACAGTACGGCAAAATGAACGACGATGAGGAAGCGATGGAAAAGTCGATGCCTGCATCTGTTCGCGAAATTCTAACGAAGGCCCGCAGCGAGGCTGCTACTGCTCGTGCAGAACTTCGCAAAGAGGTAGAGAACCGTCAGAACCGCGAATATGTGGCTAAGGCTGCTGCTTGGACAGCATTGAGCCTTGATCCAAACGAGATCGGTGTTGAACTTCGAAAGATGAGCGAAATCGATAGCGATCTGACTAAGAAAATTATGTCGGCCCTTGCTTCTGCTAATGCTCAGGCTGATGCCGCAAATATTTTCGCAGAGTTGGGCACCTCAAATCGCCCTGATTCAGGCGATGCCTATAGTCGCATGACAAAAATGGCCAAATCGGCTGTCGAGTCAGGCGAACACAAGACGATCGAGCAAGCCATTTCGGCTCTCGTGGTAACACATCCAGATCTCTACGACGCTTATCGTCAAGAGAACCGTTAATTAAGGAGCAGGCAAATGGCCTACGAAATTGCAAATAATGCAGTCAAAATCACACTTCCAGCAGGTGCTGATTTAAGTGCAAAGCAGTACTACTTCGTCAAAGTAAACTCGTCAGGGCAAGCAGTTCTTTGTGCTGCGGCTACTGACAAGCCAATTGGTGTTCTCCAGAACGACCCAGCATCGGGCGAAGAAGCCTCGATCGTTGTTGTTGGTGGCACAAAAGTTGTGTCAAAGGCTGCTCTTGATGAAGGAACAGTCGTTGGAACAGCATCAGACGGCAAAGCAGATGTTTATGCGGCTGGTACTGACACGACAAAATATATTGTCGGCTCAACCATTTTTGCCTCTGGCGCAGAAAACGAAATCGCAACAATTATTGTGAACTGTGCTTCAGCGGCACGGGGCGCATAAGTAAACCTCTCAGAAATAAGGAGCAACTAAAATGCCACAGCCAACACAAAACGCGGTTCATGTTGACGCAATTCTTACCAACATCTCCGTTGCCTATATGCAGAAGCAAGAGAACTTCATCGCCTCACGGGTGTTTCCGATCGTTCCTGTATCAAAGCAGTCAGACAAATTCTTTACCTACACCAAGAATGATTGGTTCCGCGACGAAGCACAACGACGTGCTGATGCCACAGAATCGGCAGGTGGCGGTTATGGCTTGTCGACAGACACATATCAAGCCGATGTTTATGCTTTCCATAAAGACATCGGTGACCAGACTCGTGCTAACGCTGACGCACCAATCAATGTCGATCGTGAGGCCACAGAATTCGTTACTTCTCGTATCGCCCTCAAAATGGAGACTCAATTTGTCTCGTCGTTTTTTGGTACGGGCGTTTGGGGAACCGATTCAACACCGAGCAATCTTTGGAGCGATTACACCTCGTCAGATCCGTTGAATGATGTTGAGACAGGCAAGCGCGCAATCCTTGCTACAACAGGTTTCGAACCGAATACTTTGGTTCTGGGTTACGACGTTTTTAAGTCGCTTAAGAACCACCCAGATCTTGTTGATCGGATTAAATACACGTCGGCTCAGACGTTGACTGCTGATCTTATGGGCAGCCTGTTTGATATTCCGCGCGTGTTCGTTGCGAAAGCCGTGAAGGCCACTAACAACGAAGGTGGCACAGCCGCTTACGATTTCACACACGGCAAAAATGCCTTGTTGTGCTACTCGGCACCATCGGCTGGTTTACTCCAACCGTCTGCTGGATATATCATGTCGTGGACTGGTGTGTCGCAAGGTCTTGGTGCAACAATCGGCACAAGCCGCATTCGGATGGATCAATTCAAGGCCGATCGCGTGGAAGCAGAAGTCGCTTTTGACATGAAGGTGATCGGTTCAGATCTCGGTTACTTCTTCTCGTCAGTAGTTGCTTAATCCTCAAAATCTAAGGAGTAAACATGGCTAATCGCCTAACTAAAGGCAAGGGATTGTTCGGCTCGCTCCGAGCAAATGGTCCTATTGCTGCTAATACTGCAACTCGCAAAACAACAGTTACGACCTTGACTGATGCCGCTCAAACTTTGACAGCCGCTATGGTTGTTACGAATGGTGGTTTGTTGGTGGGTACTCCTACGGCTTCACGGGCTAAGACAGTTCCAACGGGAACTCTCACTTGTGGCGCTTTGGAGGGTTACGCAGTTGGTGACACTTTTGAAGTTCATGTTGTGAACCTTGCTGGCGCTACTCACCCGCTTGTAATTACGGCAGGTACGGATGCAACCATTGTTGGGAATGCAACTGTTTCAGCAGCAACTTCAGGAACTTTCAAGGTTCGTGTCTCAGCCGCCAATACAGTTGTTTGGTATCGAGTAGCATAAACACTTCGGTCGCGTGACCTAAGTGTCCATTAAAATCGGAGGAATATGGCTTACAAAGTATTAAAACCGATCCCTGTTGGTCTCGGTCAGTTTCTTTTAGTGGGAGAAATCGTAGAAGCAGACAGTTGGCGAAATTTACGTCAACTCGTGAATGGCCGCTATCTCGCACAAGTAATCGCGATGGACAAACCAAAGCCTGAAGCGGAGGCCAGAAAGCAGCGAAAAGAAACTGCTAACGGCTCCGCCAAATAACGCAAAGATATAATTTAGGCTGTCATGGCATGGACTTATGGTGGCGATCCAGCCGCGAATAGCCGCGACCAGATTCGCTTTTTAATCGGGGACACTGACACAAATAATCAGTTGTTGCAAGACGCAGAAATAACTTTTCTCTACTCTCAGTGGAATTCGAATGCTTATCTTGCTGCGGCTCACGCTTGCGACGCGCTGGCAGCCAAATTTGCCGCTAAAAGCGATTATTCTCGATCAGTTGGTGATCTTTCGATCTCAACCCAATATGGTCAACAAGCCGATCGTTATCGCTCGCTCGGAGCCCAACTGCTCGCACAGAACGCTCAGGCGACGCCCCCAAGCCCAACCTTTTATGTCGACGAGAATGACAACGTGTTTGGAAAACAAATGTTCTCGATAGGGATGGAAGATTACAAGTGACAATTGAATCGGCGTTCTCGAGCATGATGCCGTCCACAGTCACTCTAAACGCGGTGCAATCAACGGACGCATATGGCAAGCGAACGTTTGCGGGTGCGTCAACTTCAATTCAGTGTCGCTTACAGCAATCACGTCGGATGGTGATCACCGACGACGGCAAACAGATTCCAGTCGAGGGAACGGTTTATTGCTACGGGACGTCAACCGCGACAGTCAACGACAAACTGACTCTGCCCGATGGCTCGATCGTGCCAATTCTTTCTGTTGAAACTCGCAACGATGATGTTGGCGCCTACGTCACAGTGATTTCTTATGGCAGGGCATAATAGTGGCTTACGAATCAAAAACTGTTTCGGTCAAACTTGAAGGTCTTGATCGGTTCATTCGCAAATTTAATATCACGGCAACCCAACTTTTACCTGAGATGGGTGGCGCCATATTTGATGAAGCATCTCAAATCGCGGATCGCGCCGATCTCCTTGTGCCTTACGATACGGGCAATCTCGCGCGGAGCCAGATCGTTCACAACCCCGCATATCAAGGAAATCGGGTATTCGTTGAAATAACTTATGGTGGTCCTGCAGCACCTTATGCCGAAATCCAGCACGAGAGGGAAGACTTCCATCATCCATCTCTGGCTTCAGGTTTGCCACCAAACGGCACCCAAGCCAAATATCTCGAAGAACCATTTGATGAGGCCATTGACGACGACGAACTCGGACTCCTTCTGGCTTGGCGAATCGAATCCCGTCTGCTTAAAAAGATGGCTCAATAAATGGCGGTTCTTGACGCGCTTGGAGCCAAATTGGTTAGTGATGGTA